ACGCCTTCTCCATCTCGATGGAGTGGAGTTCCAGCGCCTGGCTTTTGGCCTTCTGATACTGATCTCCAGTGCGAAGTTTGGTCTTCTTCGCAGTACGGGTGATGCTGAGCGGAGTTCGGAAGATCTGGGTAAAATTGTACCACTTAACCGGATCGTACGCGACAGCATCAGGCATCACTCCGCCTTCAGAGTTAATGTTACCGATGATGAGAATGCGATCATAATCTGCGTTCGGATCAACACTGGAAACGCTGTTGATATAACGAACAGCAGCATAGCTGCTAGCACCATTTGCTTCAACAGCAGTAACCTTCCCAGTCACGTCCTTGGTGTAGTCAGCTTCATCCCGCAGCACAACCTGGTGGCCCACACGAAAGTGGCCGATCACATCAGCTGCGACCTTCACATAGACCACATTGCCAGCAGACGGGTCAGCAGTCACACCGCTGGACAGTGCGCTGGAAGCATAAATCCCGTCAATATCTCCACCTTGGTTCATAAATTTCTCAGTCCACCAGTGGAACTGAGGGTCATCCACAGCTTCAGATGACATTTTGCTTAAGATTGCTGTAAGTGGGGCCTTCCCGTTGGGGTACAGATAAAGGATCTGCTCTCTCCAACTTTTTGGCCTTTGATCTTCAACCCAATCACCGTTTCCACGCATTCCAAGAAAAGTAGGCATAACTATTTATCCTCCAAAGATTTGTTTAACCACCAGCAGTAATGACAACTTCTTCCGCAGTTACTTCATCATTCACGACGCCCATAACATAAATTGTGCCAGCACCCCGTTATTACAGTCAAGAACAAGGGTGCCATTTACATCAGTTATGGCATCAATATCTCCATTGGCCGTATGCGAGTTAATAACAGTTCCCGTAGTAGCGCTAATTCCAGTAATAGCAACTGGCGCACCAAGAGTAGAGTTACTAGTCCAAGCTCGAATCATGGTGACATCAGCAAGATCGTTACCACCAGCATCTTTGACTTGGATGGTCACATGAGAAGTACCATCCTCCTGATCAGCATCCGTAATAGTAAGTGTCTTGAGCTGATCTTGGAGAGTATCACTAAGACTGGCAGCAGCCAAGTCGCCACCATCCAGAGTTACGTCTCCATCAAACTCCACATCAGAGTTAAATGTGAGCTTATCCTCCGTGACAGCAATGCCTGCCTTAAGAAAGTCGCCCACCCATGTAGCGCTGGCCACTCCAGCAAGAGCTACTATAAATGCAAGTAGCCCAATCACAAGATATTTACGCATGTCAGGTTACCTCCTTATGTGGTCTCGACCACACCAACATGGTCCAGAATGTGCCAGCTAAGGCCGGTACAGAACAGCAGCACAAACTCACCAGCTGTAGCAAGCTCAAACCCAGTAGAACCGTCAACAGTGATACTGGTACCACCACTAACAGCAACTACGCTGTTATTGAACATTTCATCACCCTTAGACTTAATGTCCACAGAAGTGCCACTATCATCGGTCAGGTAAATCAGATACATCTTACCTGCCGCATCAGCTACAGCCGGAAGCGTAATAACGCCTGCACCACTTGTGTTGGTCACAACTACAATGTGGTCATAAGGTTCCATTTGATAAGTCAGGTCACCAGTTTTGAGTTCCAGGTGATTGACCTTATCCAATACCATCTCAGAATTGATTCGGTTCTGTAAACGTGGAAACATTAAAGAATCCTCCTTAAAAAGTTATCGGTCAAGTGCTTCAGTCATTTCCGCTATTTCCTTCTCGACCCCAGAAAGTTCAGGCTCCTTCCTCTTAGATCGAGCGGAAGATCTCGCACCTCGTTTTGGAAGGGCAGGAGAATCTTGTGGTTTTGGTGCAGAAAGTTTCAAATCCTTTCTAACCTCCTCAGCAGTTTTACTGAGGATCTCATCAAGAGGTTTATCCTTCCCTTCTTGAGCTACGAGTTGTTGCATTTTGAAAGCTACATACGGTTTATAGTTTTTCAAATCCTTGTTATTATCATAGAACTCATTGGCCTTCTGATAATAATTGACAGTTTCTGACGCCTGCGTTTTTACCACATTCGGAAGCTCTTGTGAAAGGGATTCCAGAAGCTTTTGCCCGAAAGTTTGAAAAGCATTGGAAGCCCACTTCTTAAAAGTTTCCGGAGTTTCTATAATGTCTTCAACATCAGAATCACCAATAGGATCGAAGTCGCCCAAAGAGAGTTTTGGCTCTTCAGTTTTTTGGGGCTGTTGATTTTGCTGCAATACCTCAGAAATGCGAGCCCTCAGTTCATCATTCTCCCGTTTAAGCGCTTCCAGGTCATTCTCTGGCTCTCCACCACCTGAATCGTCCGACGGTACTTCCGAGCCTTTCGGCGGCTCATTTTGATCTCCGCCCTCATCGGTGGGAGTTTGTACCGGTTCTTCCTTCGGCGTTCCCTTATCACCAGGCGGTTCATCTGAACCAGGACCTGGTTCTCCACTTGGAGTTGGTTCTGGATCATTACTCACCCCCATTGAAGACATCATAGCGTTGATTTGATCCTGTATTGAGTCAGCCATAGTAATCCTCCTTAAAAGTTGTGTGAAAATTTCACATGAGTTTAAGAATCATCATCTTCGATCTGAGCCAAAGCTTCTTCTGCCAGTGTACTGGGCATGTCCATAAAGCGTTTTATAGCTTCAATATTGCCCTTAATAATACCAGCAGAATGGTGATCCTCTTCTGTTTCCAGCGCTTCCCAGCGCTCAAATAAGTCAAGCGTCAACCGCTGGAGCATGTCCTGCCAAATAGACGTGCGCTGGAATTCCTCCCACATCCCAGGACCAGAAGTAAGCTCCCGGTTCTGTAACTGGCTCACATATTCGAAGACGTTCATCACATTCCTCCCACAGGTCTCATGTTGCCCTTCTCAGCTTCCCGCAAAACAGTCTCGTTGTCCATAGTTTGAGGTTGGATGTTGTTAGTTTTACGCACAAAATCGTCCACATTCCTAGCACCCATAGTTCTGGCAACATGCTTGAAAATGCGTACAATATCAAACTGCTGTGCCAGTTCCGGGGCTTTAAGCATATCGGCAAAGAGCGCTCGCCAGGCAGCTGAATCCTGACCACCAGGAGTGGAGCCATCTCTCACTACCACGTCAAGGTCAACGGAGATATCAAACGGTGAAACGGGGATATTGCCAGGCTTGCCATATTCCTTAACCAGCTGTTCTTCCCACTCACCAGCAGTTGAGACATAAGTTTCCTGGCTCATCAGCTGCTGAGTGTGGCTAGCGAACAGATAACCAATATCCTGCATGGCCTGCAACGAGATAACCATCGCCATACGTTCCATTCTACTCATTGCAGAAGCCCTGGTTCCACTAAACTCAGTGCCTGTCAAGCGCTCCGGACCGCCCTGGCGAAGAGAGCCCATCATAGCTTCATCAACGCCAGAAACATGATTCATGAAGCTAACAATCCACCCAACGTCACCAACGTTCTGTCTGGTAATGTCCTCCACTTTCAGCTGTTGAACTGCATCCTTCACACCCTTACCCCAGCCAGGCCTACGCATCCGAATAAGCTTACCAGCCTTGGGATTAGCAAGATCGTTCATGTTCAGCAGAAATGGATCAACTACCAGCATGTCGTTGATAGCTTTGCGGACGTTCTCAACATGAGAGTTAAACATGAAATCTGTAATATGCTGCAAACCGTAGAGCATTTCCAACCTGGACATTGGAGCAATGCTGTAGCCGTCAAAATCAGGGCTGGCTGCAGCTACTGGATACATTCCATGGTTAAGTCTGGAAGGCTTCGCCTTCACAACAATAGCATCTCCTGCCACTCCAAAAAGCCACTTTTCTGGATAAGGACTATCACCCAAATCCCAATCTTCAGGAATAAGATTAATATACATCCAGATCACGTCAGCTGCAGTTCGAACTGATTCTGAGACTTCTCCTCGCTTGGTGGTAGTTATTTCACGCTTGCTATTGTTATTGATATGAGTAGTAGCATCTCCCAACAGTTTCACATACCTGACATTGAAATAATCTTCATCATTCGCCTCATCTTCCAGCAGCCCAACAATGCTGTTTTCTTCAACCCAGCCGAAGAAGTCACCATCTTGAACTCTATGAATCGAAACATGAGGGTCAGGCAAACACATATAAGGGTCAATGTTTTCAAGAGCATTACCCTCATAAAGGAGAGCATTCTCCTCTACCATTTGTTCCTGTCTTCCCATCCAGCGGCCAAGCAAGCCCATACGACCAGCAGAGCGTTTTGCATATCTGGTGCCATAACGCTCTTTCCAAATCGGCGCACCCAACCCTATTCCATATCCCAGACAGTCGCGCAACATAGTATGGACAGATAATGCTACTTTGTGCTTAATACAGTCCTGCTGGATTTTCTTCTCCATCAATATAGCACCAATAGTATCATCATCACTAAAACCCTTGTAGCGGAAAATAGGGTCTTGCACCAACGCAGTCATGGCATAAGTAAGCATGGTCTCCATGACAGCATAAGAGTATGGAAATACTATCGAAATCGGCTTTGTTTCGTCTTCTTCCTTCAGTTTTTTCTCTTCTTCAGAAAGCGGAACATAGGCAGTCAGAACACGATCAATCTCGTTCCATGAGCTAAAGCGTTTAGAAATAACCTCATGTGAATCTCTAGCACGGCTGAGAACTTCTTCAACAATCCTGTCGTGAAGCTCTGTGCCGGGCTTAAGGTTCAAATCTTGAGGATATTCATAGTCAAAATTTGCCTTAGCAACTTCTGTCAAGTCCTGCCGGCGTGAAGCATTTCCATTTATTATCTTGGGCATAGCTAATCCTTATGAAGAAGGGAATGATACGTTTAAGATTGTTATAACTACTCCTACTACGCCAACCAGATTACCGACCATTAAAAGAATGATTGTTAAAAGTTTGTTATGAAAGTCATCTACCCGCTTGTTGATGCTGTCAGTGAAGTCTTCTATTCTATCACCCATAGAATTCTGTCTGTCCTCACAGTTAGTTAATCTCCTACAAACATCTCTATGTCTTTCATTACAGAACTTGTAGGTAATGTATTCGCTTTCATTCATCAAATAATCCTCCAGCCTTCTAGCTCAGGCTCATCCTCGAGCATTAACTGTTCATATTCGTCCTCCTCATCCTCCAAATGGATAGGCTCGAAATAACGATCGCCGATATCCATAAGTTCAACTATATATGAAAGAGCATCCATGATGTCCTTTCGTTTAGCTCGAGGAAAGCTGAGAAGTTGGGCTTCTAAGCCACCACAAACTGCTATGTTGTGGTAAATGTAGCCCTGCCGATAGTAAGGAGCAAGACTGGAGATTCGTTTGTCTTTGCCTTTTTCATCCTTCTCGCCCGCTCGAGCTTTCAACCATACCAATTCGCCACAGAACCTGCGTTCAGTAGCTTCATTTTTGATCGGCTGTTTAATGAATTCATTTAGTGATGTTTCCTCCACTGCTATAACACGAGCCCCCAAGCGGCCTGCCATAGCAAACATCTCGTTATAAAGTTGATCAGGGTAAAACTTATCAGCAACAATATCTTGGACATAGATGTAACCATGTTTCTGATCCAAACCAACACCGACAATGGCAGAATCAGCAGCATGGATTTTAACAGTTTTAGCAGGATCAACTATTACTACCCATTCAATTCCCCTATTATCAAGAATTATAACAGGATCGTAATACTTGAAGAATTCCTGCTGAAAAACATTATCAGTTCGTGCAGTTGGCAAATTTCGATACTCACGATACAAAACATCTAGCATCCCATTATTACGGTGGTCCTCTACCTCAGCAGCAACTTCTTCATCACTCATGATTTCAGGCACAAGGCTCTTATGATTATCATCAAAGAGCTCAAACCTAGCAGTCGCCCAGCTAGGCGAATCAAGCAGATCTTGAAGCAACGAATCTTCGTGCTTCAAAGTGTCGATGTAAAGAATCTTCCAATTATCAGAAAATCTACTAACTGCCTTTAACAAAACAGAGTTAAACCAAACCTTCATTCCCTGTCTGTATTCCAGGGAATCAATGTACTCATCATCCTCAAGATCGTCCACTATAAAAAGATCAGGCCGCTTATTCCCGAACAGCATACCACGAATCTGCTGCTTGGCACCTTTTGGAGTGATAAGTGTATCATAAGCGACCCAAGCTTTTTTGCTGAATGTTTCTTCGAAGTCTTCATAAGCTCGAGTTTTAACTGAGCCGAAGATTTTTCTAATCTCCTTAGTTGAAGTTAAATCACGCTTCAAGTTTTCAGTCTGCTGCACACTAGAATCATGGCTCTTAGATACCCAAGGAATCAAGAACTTCTCCCGGAACAGAATCTGCTGCGCTGCCTTAGCCCGAGCACTGGTAGTCTTCCCAATCCCACGAGGAGCAGCAATAGCAACTTTCCGCTCATCAGAATCGAAAAGCTCGAAAATGCCCTCATGGATGTGAGTCATAGGGCCGTCGAAGTTCTCAGGCAAAAATGTCTTTGCAAACATTTTCGTAGATCGAGCACATTCAACCAGGATGTCTTGAAGTTCTGAGTCTATCATATCAGGCCCATTCATGCTTCAGGAGGTCAACCTCATAGTTCATAATCTCGCCGGTTTCTGGGTCTTCATATGTCACCGTTTGCGTGAAATCCTCTCCAGTAATCGCCCGTAACCTCTCGCGTGAGATCAAATCACATCCTCTCCTTGCTACCTTAATTCGCGGATCGTCTTTTGCCGCCCGGTGGCGGTGGCTACTTGCGCCGTTCTTTCACACCCAATTCATGCCGCTCCTGAGCCGAGAACACCTGGTCGAACTTGCTCATTGTATCAGCTCCTGCACCTCATTTACCGCCATCCCCAACCGAAAAATCTTACTTCCCGGATCTTCCATCCACTCTT